CTTATAAACCTATATTTGGCTATTTTGATATAATTCTATTCTCTATTATTTGGGGAGTAGTGTTTGAATTGTTTTACACTAAAATTTTATTGAAATGAGTACAACAATCTTAAAGAAAAAAGCAGATGCTATATTTTCTATTTACATAAGACTAAAATACGCTGATGAGAATTTAGATGTCCAGTGCTTTACTTGCGATAAGGTAATGCCTTACAAGAAGATACAGAACGGTCATTTTTATTCAAGAGGTATTTTAAGTTTAAGATACGACGAACAAAATTGTCGCCCCCAGTGCTACGGATGTAATATAGCCAAAAGTGGTAATTATATCGAATATTACAAAAGACTGGAAAAAGAAATAGGTAAAGGTGGAATGGATTTTCTTGAACACAAAAGGCACCAGGTAAAGAAGATGGGCAAAGCTGACTATCAGGAGTTAATTGACCTTTACACGCAAAAAGTAGCTGAATTATAAAAATATATTACCTTTGTAAAATGAAAACCGAAAAAATAAATATCAAATTATTAATTTCAAACCCTAATAATCCAAGAATTATAAAGGATGAAAAATTTAGAAAATTAGTAACATCAATACAAGAGTTCCCAAAGATGCTTGAAATAAGACCTATTGTAGTAAATGAGGATATGATAGTATTAGGTGGAAATATGAGACTGAAGGCTTGTATCGCTGCAGGATTAAAAGAAGTACCTGTTATACAAATTAATGATTTAACAGAAGAGGAACAAAAGCAATTTATTATTAAAGATAATGTAAGCGGTGGCGAATGGGATTGGGATATATTAGCTAATGAATGGGATAATGAGGAACTTGATGCTTGGGGATTAGATTTACCCATAAATGATAAAATTGATAATTTACAAGATGGGGAAGAATTAGAATTTGAACAATCTGTACAATTAGAACCTCCAAAAGAATATATAATGATAATTGCAGAACCAAATTCAGTTGAATGGGAAGAAATTAAAGAAGCTTTAAAATTAAAAATGGTTAGAAGAGGTGGGTATAAAAAGGGAAGCGCTTTTGATTCTATTGGTTTAGAAAGAGTGATTAAATGGGATGACTTTAAAAATAGAATAAATGTTAATAGCGATACCAAGTAAAAATAGAGCAGGTAAAACAACAACAAATAAAATATTACCTAATATTGGTACTTTTTTTGTTCCTGAAAGTGAATTACACCAATATAAAAATATTAAAAATATTGTAGGCGTTCCTAAAGAAATTCAAGGTATAACAAAAACAAGAAATTGGATTTTAAAAAATACTGATGAGAAATGGGTTGTTTTTTTAGACGATGATGCTAAAAATGTTGGGTGGACTAAATTAGAAGAAAGAAACTGTAAAATGATTACAGAAAAAGATGAAGGATTTTGGGCTGAAGAATTTTTAAAAGCATTTGATTTAACAGAACAATTTGGGTATAAACTTTGGGGAGTTAAAACAGAAGCAGCCCCTAGGTCTGTTTATCCTTATAAACCAATATTAACAAAAACATATTTAACTGCTTCTTGTATGGGAATAGTAAATGATGGGGAATTTTATTTTGATGAAAACTTTAAAGTAAAGGAAGATTACGAAATATGCTTAAGACATATTGTTAAATATGGCGGTATTTTAGGAATTAGGTACATTCATTGGGAGAATGAACATTGGACAACGGAAGGTGGGTGCAAAGATTATAGAACAGCAGAAATGGAAAAAGATGCTATAAAAAAACTTGCTAAAATGTACCCAGGAATGATAAGAAGCGCAAAAAGAAAAGCAAATCAATTTACAATACAATTAAATCTATAATATGGCATATAAAACAGAAGAGTTAGAAAAAAAATCTTTAGAGGCAATAGATAAGCATAAATTGTTCTTTATTGAGGATGTGGTGGCATTTTTACCTTGCGATAAAACTACTTTTTATAATCATAAATTGCACGAATTCCACTCAATAAAAGAAGCACTTGAAAAAAACAAAGTTGAGATTAAAACATCAATGCGTTCTAAATGGTATAAAAGCGAAAACCCAACTTTACAGATGGGATTATATAAGTTAATCGGAACACCTGAAGAAGCCGAAAGATTAGGTACTACTTTAAAACATACAGGCGGTATGGATTTGGGTATTACTTTTAATGAGACTAAAACCTATGATACTAACGAAGAAGCAGACTAAAGCACTCGATAGATTAGAAGACAACAAAACAAGCGAGGTTATATTTGGAGGTGGAGTAGCAGGAGGCAAATCAGCACTTGGTGTTTATTGGATTATTAAATGTTGCTTAAAATATCCAGGCTCAAGAGCATTAATGGGTAGAGCAGTCCTTAAGACTTTAAAAGATACTACACTAAATTCGTTTTACGATGTATGCAAACTGCAAGGTATTAAAGCAGGGCAACATTATGTTTATAACGCTCAATCTAATATTATTACTTTCTCAAATGGCTCGGCTATTTACCTAAAAGATTTGTTTCAATATCCTTCAGATGTAAATTTTGACGAACTTGGGTCACTTGAAATTTCTTTTGCATTTATTGACGAATGCAATCAAATAACAGAGAAAGCCTGGAACATAGTTAAGTCAAGGATAAGATACAAGCTAACGGAATTTAATATAATACCAAAGATGCTCGGCACTTGCAACCCTGCAAAGGGATATGTTTATAATAACTTTTATAAGCCTACAAAGGATGGTACGATAAGTGAGAGCAAAGCTTTTATACAATCTTTAATACAGGACAATCCTTACATTTCGGAGCATTATATTCAATCCCTGCAATCTTTAGATAAGGTAAGTAAGGAGCGTTTATTATTTGGTAATTGGGAATACGATGACAATGACAACGCTTTAATACAATACGATAAGATAATTGACTTATTTACTAATGAGCATATTCCAAATGGTAAAGGTTATATTTCTGCGGATATAGCACGATTTGGTAAGGATAAAACTTTAATAATGGTTTGGTCAGGCTTTAGAGTTATCGAGATACATAAGTTGTCCAATAAGGCAACCAACGAAGTAGCAGCATACATTAAACATTTAAGTAAAAAGCATTCTATTCCTTATTCTCAAATTATCTGCGATGAAGATGGGGTCGGCTCGGGTGTGGTCGACTATGGATTCAAAGGATTCGTTAACAATAGCAAAGCACTTACCGGTAACTACATAAACTTAAAGTCTGAATGTTATTATAAACTTGCGGAGTTAATTAATCAAGCTGGAGTATGGGTAATGAGTGAAGATGTAAAGATTAAAAAAGAATTAACCGAAGAACTTGAATGGGTGCAAAGACACAACGCTGATAAGGATGGTAAGTTAGCGGTGCTACCTAAAGACAAAGTTAAAGAACATTTAGGTCGAAGTCCCGATATAAGTGATGCCTTAATGATGCGAATGTGGTTTGAACTAAAGAAGTTTGACTTTGTTGTAATTGCTTATGAACTTCTTTCAACGAATTAAAGCTGCTATACTACCTACTCAAGGTTCGGATGCGGGCAACAAATACAATCAATCTTTATTCTCTTATTTCAACGGAATATTCTTTAACATACCAAATAACCCAAGAGCGTATGTAAGAAATGGCTATCAAGGCAATCCCGATGTATTTGCGATTATTAATATGATTGCTAAAAAGGCTGCTTCAGTTCCATTTTATGTTTACGAGGTAGAGAACAAAAAGAGTTTTAATAGAACAAAGAATAATAAGTTTAACTTTCTTAAATAGGGATTAACTGAAGTAGAAGGAACGGACTTGAATAAGCTAATTGCAAGACCAAACGAAATGCAAAGCCAGCAAGAATATATTGAATCTTTAGTTTCTTTTTTAGAGATTACAGGTAACGCTTATTCTTATAAGTTTATGCCTGAAGTAGGAAGAAATAAAGGCGTGCCTACTAAATTATATCCTTTACCATCTCAATTCACACAAATCATAGGTAGTGGTACTTTTGAGCCAATTAGTGCTTATAAGCTACAAATAGGAAACCAAGAGATTGAATTTAAAGTAAACGAGGTAAACCATATTAAGTTCTTTAACCCTGATTATAATGTAAGTGGAAATCAACTTTATGGTATGTCTCCTTTGATGGCTGCTTGGGAAACTGTATCAAGTTCTAATGAAGGCACAAGAGCAAAAGCAAAAGCATTTATTAATGGTGGTGCAGCAGGTCTTTTGTTTAGTGGCGAT